TCATACTTGGCTGGGCAGTCTCGGGGCGGAGGCAGGAGCCGAGCCAGAGGCCCAGCCATTGCCATGCGGAGCCAATAAAGGCCCAGATTCGGTGGGTACGTGATTTCGCATAATGTATACAGCTTGTGCCTTGTCGAAGCCCGGCACCGCCGCCCGAACCTTGTGGGGTAGGGCGAAGCCAACAGCCAGGCATAGCGCCATCGCGGTAGCGGCGAGTTTTCGCCAGACAGCCTTCTCTTCCCGGCTTATGGCACGCGCCTCACCGACAACTCCCAACACACGGGCCAACGGAATTCCGCTCAATCCGGCGATGGTTGCGCAGACGACAGGGTCCGGAAGCGCCCTTGCGTGCCTGTAGTTGCTGATTGCTGAGCGGCCTACGCCAAGGGCTGCCGCCAGCTGGTTATCGCTGCTTACCCCGGCTGCGACCTTGCACGCGTCCAGCAGCGAATTGATGTCTTGCATGTTCATGCCCCTTGACAGGCTGTGTTCAAGGGGAATATACATGCACCCGATGTTCATTGACCTTGAACATCCCCGCCATCGGCACCCCAAGGCCGCTGGCGGGTCCTCTTGGGGCTAACGGGCAGGGTCATGCTAATCGACGATGAACACGGCAATTCGCTCATCCAGTGCAACCATGAACGTTGCAGCAGCACCTGCAAGATCCCTCGCTATTTGTCGAATGCCGAGCAGATGAGCGTCTTGAGCGGCGTCGTAAGCGCCGGCTTCGTGTCCTCCTCGCTCCTCCTGCGATCGAAGCTCCTTGATCTTGAGCGAAATTACAGTCCGATACCAAAGGACCTTCTTCTCAAGTTCAAAGAGTGCATCAATGCAGGCCGCATCAAGGGTCGTTTTGAACTCATCGCTCCAGCTGATGCTGTCCAGATATCGCTCAGTCATCTCAAGCTGAAGAACGACGGCCAACCTCTCCCTTCTCACCTCATTTGTCATCGGTTCGAATCCTGGAAGCGCTTCGCCTCGATTGGCTTGGCCGTCCCCCGCGATGGCTGCGAAAAGTCGCTCCATTGCCTCGACGGGGTACTGAGCTCTTCTCGCGGTGTTCCTCATTACGCGCAGTCGCGCGACTATCGTTTCGTGAATGCGCCTCTTCTGCTTGCGCGCCTCAATCGCTCGGCCTTCCTCTGCCTCCTTGGTGAACTGGTGCGCAAAGCGCCCGATTACGATTGTTGCAACAGCAGCGACTGCGGCGGCCAGTGCGGAGACCCAGTCAGAGGCACTATCGGAACTGGAGAGGGGAGGGAGCGCGGGCGCTTTAAGAAGCAGGTAGATCAGCACCGCCACGGCGAGGCCGAGGGCGAACGTCGTGACGCCATGCGGCGTAATGCTTCGCATCCGAATGAGCATTCGACCCCAAAACTTGCGATCCAGATCCATCTTCGCCCCTTTGCGATGAGTCCTACGCCGGGGATTCTGCCATGACAGAGCCCCTCCTTGCCCTCGCGCTTCTGGGGGCCATCGCGGCCATCTCCATTGGCGGCGCTCGCATCGTTTCGTGGCTGCTGGACCGGCGTGACCATGCCGCCGTCCAGCGCGCCAAGGAAGCGGCCGTCGTTGCCCAGGCACGCGCCGAACTGGCCGCATCAGGCTGGACCGCTGAGGAAGAAGCTGCGTTCCAATCCATTCGCGCCCAACAGGGCGCTTCCCTGAGGCATCTGCGGGAGGTGCGCCGTGCGTGACGGGCTTCGGAAAGACCTCAGTCTGTCGAACTCCTCTGCGGATCGCCGGATTCGCCGCGATTGGCGTCAGGTGAGCGGGCCTCTGGTGCCGGGGGCTCCGTCAGGACGTGCATCAGGGCTGTCCGCCAGTCGCGCACAAACTCCGGAGTTGCTCGCGTCTCGGGGGCGCTCATGAATCCCTCGCTCCAGTCTGCGGACGCGCCAAGCGCCTTCGCAAACTCCGGTGATCTGTTGACCATCACCAGTGCCGTCACTGCTGATTCGAGTGCCGCAATACGGGCCTCCAGCTGTTTTACGTACGACTGCGGCTTGCCGCTGAACTTCATGGGTGTGCGCATGGGCGTCTCCGTTTGCCTGGACACGAATCATCGCACGGCATCGCTGGCGCCGGTTTGCCTCATCAATCAGCAGGAGGGTTGCCATGTTCCGTAACAGCCCCTTCCCGTGGGTCCTTCTCGCTATCGGCGTCTTCGCAGCCGTCCCGAACCCGGTAACACTCGTGCTGGTCGTCTTCGGCTTCCTGCATTACGTGATGGGGAGCATGCGCAATGGCCGTTGATCGCTCGCCCCTTCGCGTGGCCGCGCGCAAGACGGCTGGGGCTGCTGGCCTGCTCATCCTCGTTTGCGTTGTCGTGAGCGCATTGGCTGGCGTCGGGGCGCTGCTCGGCGACGACTTCTGGACTGCCTTTCGCGCGATCTGGCTCGCCATCGCCGGTTTCGTCGGCGCTGTTCTCGGTCTTTGGGCATTCGTGGGGGCCTGGAAGTGGTGCATGGATGCCCTGTTGGATGAGGGCCGCCTTGTCGACCAAGAGGGGGCGGACGATGGCCGTTGATCGCGCACGGTTTCGCATGGCTGTCGTTGGCGGGGCAGGGGGCTTTTCCCCGCTTTCGCCCGGTGAAAAGGGTCAGCGGGCGGCGGCGGGAATTGGCCCGGGGAGTAACACGGGCCAAAAGGGTCAGGAAGACGCAATCATCGACTACCTGACCATTGTGGTCCCGCTCTCTGCACTTGAGGAAGTGAATTGCAAGAAGCTCGACCTCTTGCTGTTCCGCATCTTCGGCTTCCGTGGCGAGGTCGTTGCCGGTGCCATCCGTGAGAAGAGTTGGAACTTCTATGAGCAGTCGGCAGTGCTCATCGACCGAGAGAACGAGGTAGTGGGCCGCGTTGGCATCGGGGGTAAGAAGAACACTGTTTGCCTCAGCCTCACTGGCATGGGTTGCAAGTGGATTCGTGACTGGCCGCGCGTCTACAAGCAGTGCTCCATGCTCGACGCCAAGATTACCCGCGTTGACTGCGCGCACGACGACTACGAAGGCGAACGCCTGGACGTGCATGCGCTCCGCGAGGTTGCTGCTCAGGGCGGCTTCACCGAAGGCGGTTGCCCGCCGCGTCACCGCTTCATTTCCGATGAAGGCCACAACACCGGCTGCACGCTGTACGTCGGCGGAAAAGGCCACAAGGAACTGTGCGTATACGAGAAGGGGAAGGCCGAGGGCCTGCCGTCCTCGCGCTGGGTGCGCGCGGAAGTGCGCCTGTACGGCAAGCACATGGAAATCCCGCTGGATGTGCTGTTGAACCCGGGCGCGTACCTGCGCGGTTCGTACAGCGCGCTGCAGGACCTCATCAAGGGCGTGTGCACCCGACTGCGCACGATTCGCAAGCACGTTGAAGTTTCCGCTGAGGCGATGGTGCTCTGGTTGGAGCGTCAGGCTGGCCCAGCTATCGGTGTTCTGCACGGAGCCTTCGGTGATTCGTTTACCGACTTCCTGCTGGCCCGCGTCGTCCGTGATGGTCACCCCGGACGTTTTCGCGGCATTGCAAAGGGTGAACCACTCCATCGCTATGTGAGAGAAGAACTATGCCTATCTGCCGCGTGAAGTCGGCTGCTGTCGATGAACAGCACAACGCCAAGACCAATTCCATCATCCGTTCCCAGATGGTCGGCCTCGACCTGGGCAACGGCTTTGAACTGCCGTTCCGTGTCGGCCTCGGCCAGCGTCCGCCGTACCCGGCTGGCGAGTACGACATTGATCCCAAGTCGTTCGCGCTGTCGCCGTATGGCGATCTGGTGCTCAAGCGCTACGTGGACCTGACTCCCATCGGGTTCAAGGCTGCGCCGGCCACGTCGAAGGCCTAAGTCATGAGCCTCTGCGTTGCTTTAGGGGAGAACGGAACGCTGATCCCAACCGGTCAGCCCGTCGATCAGTGCACGGGGTATGTGCTGATGAGCAGCGCAGAGGCTTCCTCCGTCGCCATGTTCGCTGAGGCGTTCAAGGTGCCGGACAAAGACGTACTCGCAGGATGGGCGTCGGGGCCGTTCATTCTGATCATGACCCTGTATTTGGCTGCGCACATCGGTGGCCGTGTTGCAGCTGTGTTCGACAAATCGTAGGCCGCCATTAACTCAACAATGAAAGGGGATTTACATGGATTTCGATTCGATTCTGACCGGCCTGTCCGTCGCTGCTGCGCTCACCGCCTTGGGTGGTGGCTTCGCCCTGATCGCCGTCGTCGGCTTCTCCCTGTGGGGTGGCCGCAAGGTGGCGGGCCTGTTCGGCAAGTCGTAAGCCGAGCAGTGGTGGGGTAGGGGAGGCCATGCCTCCCCTTTCTATTTCAGGGGAGTGATATGGACTATCAGATGATCATCGGCGGCCTCCAGGTCGGCATGGTGGTTCTTGCGGTGCTGGGCGGCTGTGCCGTCATTGCCCAGTTGAAGTTCGGCCTGTGGGCGGGCCCGAAGGTGGCCCGGCTGTTCTTGACGCGGGGTGTCAAATGA